CTCCATCGGTGGGCGTGACCGTATTGACGCTGTTGACCGCGAGGCCGACCTCAGTGTCGAGCCCTGCGAGGTGAGCGTCGAGATCAGCGGACGACGCTGTGTAGTTCACTGCGGTGTGCGCTGTCTCGATGTCAGCGCCCCCCACAGTCACATCACCAGAGACAGGCGAGATGCCATTCACTGAGGCGACGTTGTTCGTGCTGAAGTTATCGACGAGGTCGCGTGTCTCTTTGAGCTTCGCGTCGAGCGCCTCATCTGCTCCCTTGAGCGATGAGACAGCGCCGATGTAGTTGGTCGAGACGTTGGCGACGTAAGCGCCGTTCGCCTCAAGACCTGCACCGCCCTGTGTAGCGTCGAGCTCGGTCTGTAGGCCGTTGATGTCGCCCTCTGCGGTCGTGAGGCGACCATCGAGCGCTGTGATGTCGCCTTCGTTGGTTGTCACACGCCCATCAAGCGAGCTGATGTCGCCGTCGTTGCTCGTGATCTGCGTCTGTAGCGCGCCGAGCTCAGTGTCAACACCGCTGAGGTGCGAGTCGAGGTCAGCGGCGCTTGCTGTGTAGTTTGATGCGGTGTGCGCTGTGTCGATGTCAGCGCCACCCACAGTCACGTCACCAGAGACAGGTGAGACGCCGTTCACAGAAGCGACGCTGTTTGCGCCTAGATTGTCCACGATGTCGCGAGTCTCTTTGAGCTTCGCATCAAGCAACGTGTCCGCGTCGGCGAGGTTGGTCGCGCTCGCGATGTAGTTGGCGTCGCCGTCCACGATGTACGCACCACCGCTTGTCAGCCCTGCACCGCTCTGTGTGGTGTTGAGCTCGAACTGAAGGCTCGCGACGCCGTTCGCGTTCAGCTTTACTTGAGCGTCGAGCAACGTGTCAGCCCCACGTAGGCTCGTCGCGCTGGCGATGTAGTTTGCCGACGGTGAGGTGATGTACTGCCCATCAGCCGCAAGACCGGCGCCGCTCTGTGTGGCGTCGAGCTCACTTTGGAGCGAGGCGGTCTCGCTCTCCGTTGTCGCCACTCTGCTACTCAGCGAGCTCAAGCTGTCTCGGTTGATTTTGATTTGATCGTCGAGGATGCTGTCCGCTTGTTTCAGCGTTGTAGCTGTGCTGATGTAGTTTGCGGTGGGGTCTGGCGTATACGAGCCGTTGCTGTTCAAGCCAACGTGACTCTCTATCGTCGCTTGCTCAGTCTGAAGTGCGTTGATCTCGCCCTCAGCGGTCGTGAGGCGACCGTCAATCGAGCTGATGTCACCCTCGTTCACCGTCACACGAGCGGCGAGCGCGTCGTGGTCGGCTTGCGTGACCGCGTTGAGCACGTCGGCGACGGTCAGCTCACGATTGATCCACTCCTCACCTGTGCCGTCGTACACCAAGACCTGTCCATCAGCCTCAGCGCTGATCGCAACGTCGAGAAGATCGGTGAGGACGCTGATCGACTCGCTGTTATCAACCTTCGTGATCGCGTCGTCGTAGTCAGTCTCGCCGCTCGCGATGTCACGAGTCACGACGAGGTGATCTCCAACGGCCCACTCTTGACCGTAAAGCTCTTTTGTGACGTTGGTGTCGGTGGGGTTCAGCTTGACGTTGGTCACGACATAATAGTCGCCCTTTTTCGTCGAGCCGGTGGTGAGGTCTGGGACGCCGATGCCGATGTCATACGCGCCTTTGAACTCCATACCGCCTGTGAGCCCGGCGAGCTCCGCTTGGAGACCTGCCGGTGTGACAGCGATCAGCTCGCTTGTGCCGTTGGCCTCGGCGATCGTCGCCAAACGGACTTTGCCTGCTGTCGTTGTTGTCGCGTCTGGGACTGTTGCGCCTGTGCCGGCGCTCGTAAACAAACGTAAAATCGGCATCTTAGATACCCCTCTCCCAAAGAGTCAGCCTCGCGGTGACCGTCGCGCCGCTTGTGCCTGCCACGACGAGCGCTACAGCGGCGACGAGAGGTGCTTCTTTGCCAGCGATCACAGCGATGTCTGCTTCGGTCGCGGCTTCATAGGCGAGACGATATGTGTCATCGTCGGCCGGTAGAATGTAGACGTCGAACGTCCCCCCATTGAGGCCGCTCACAGTGATCTGCATATTGGCAGGGTAGCTGTCAGGCCGCCAACCTAGCACGGCTGGCGTGAACGAGAGCTCGCCGTCACCGGTACGGCTGAGGGTGACTGTCTTGTATGCGCTCATCGGCGTCTCCTTGTGTCTCTGTTAGCATTGTAAGTGTTGATCATATCACGCGCAAAACTACCACGCATCGCCCTTGCTTAGTACATCGACCCAAAAGTCGTCGAGGCCGTCGTTGGTGTGCTCCTCGACCGCGCCGTCGCTGTCGACCTCACGCCCCTGTGAGTCGATGTAGCGGTGCTGAAAGCGCTCAAGCCTCAAGACGCTGTGAGCGATCCACAGACTCATCACCGTGTCGTCGTGCTTCTCGCGTCCGAGCCCCCAGAGCTCTTGTATCAGCGGCTCAATGATCTCTCGGTCTCTTGAGGTCGCCGTCGGAAAGACGACTTTGTCGCGCTCAAAGAGTACGCCGAGCGAAGCCACACCCTCCCAAGGATCAGCCTTCTTTTTTCCGGTGGTGACGTGACCCACGAGGGGGAGGTCGGTTGTTTGTTGGAGTCCTACGTAGTGAAGCTCGCCGAACGCATTACGCTCCACCGCGACTGAGCGAACGCGACCACGAAAGCGCTCGAACTCGCTGATCACCGCGCCACGAAGCTCTGAGGCGCTGAGTCCTCTTTTCCTATATAAACCGAGCAGATAGTGATCACCGTTCGCCGGGTCGCGCGCCACGTCGTCCCCACCGTGAAGTCCGTGTCGCGCTTCTCTGCGTCGGCGGCGCTCTGCACAAGCGAGAAGTCCCAACCTTGCACGATCTCAAGGTTTTTGACGTCCGGGAGCTCGTACAGCGAGAGGTTCGCGCCGCGCTTCTTCGCGCTCTCAAGCCACTCGTATCGGAACGCCGCCGCTGAGTCGTCTTGTACTTGGTTCTGAAACTCACGCGCAAAGAGCTGTGAGCCCATCGAACGACGCTCTCTTAGCAGGTACTTGATCGGCCTCTCCTCCGGCCACAGCACCTGTGAGTCACCCTCAACAGCGACGTCGGTGATGATCTCTCGTCCGTCGCGCTCCTCCATGATGAAGCGGTGCGACGTAGGCCACTTGATGATCGCTGGATCGTCAAGAACGCTCCATGAGGGATCGTTGAGGATGTCGCCGTAGAGGTCGCCGTAGTGCTTGCGAGTACCGATACAGACGATCAGCCCACCTCGTGTGAGCATCGGAAGCACCGTCGCTCTAAACCACCGCTTAGTCTTGTCGCGTTGGCTCGCTGTGTACGTCGTCGTGTCCGACTCAAGGTCATCCGCAAGGATCAGATCAAAGTGAGCACCGGTCACAGCGCCACCAGAGCCGATCGAGGTCAGCGTAGGATCGACGCTCTCAAGCTGACGTGGGACATAAACCTGTGTCTGCGTCCACGGCGCGTCCTCGCTCTCAAGTGGTGTACAACCGCTCGCCGGATCGCTCGCCCAATCTTCCACGACGCGCTCTGTGCGTAGGAGCGCCTTGACGCGCCTCATACGCTTCTCCGCCTGTGCCGCGCTCTCACATATCCACAGGATGCGGACGTTTCGATTGAGCAAGATCGCCCTGACCGCATACGTGATCGCCGCCTCAGTTTTTCCATGATCACGAGGGGCGAGTACCAACAAGCGGCCTTTTTCCTTAGTCTCTTTCGCTACTTGCCACGCTTTATCAAAGCGACTAAACCACGTCTTACGATGTTCAGCGAACCGCATTCCGCAGTAATAAGTGTCGAAAAACACAGGCGAAACAGCGCTCAAAGCACGTCGCTCTTGTGGACTTGACGCGAGTACGATGCTCATGTACGTTGACCTCCCTTTTCACATCTCACAGGAGACTAACACGTATGGACATCTGTCTTGTCGTCGTTATGACGATTTATCCGACGCTCCAGCCGTCGCAAGTCAAGCAGTTTAAGAGCGCCCTCAACGTCTGCGAGCAGGTCGTGCAGACCGCCGAGCGTACCGACCATGAGCACATCGAGCTCCTCGCGCTCGCCGTCGCCGCTGAGGAGACGCGCTTCCGTCACATCAAGCACAAAGGGAGCGGCGCACAAGGGCCGATGCAAGTGCTCCCTAAGTATTGGTGTCCAAAGAAGGGGAAGTGCGACTACATCGAGGCGAGCTTAAAGGCGCTCG